TGCGTGAAATCTTCTCATTCGGCCTGCGCGGCTTTATAGAGGTTCAATGTAAGATGCGTTTGACCTTGATGGTGCGCTTCGTGCCAGCCGATGATATGGAGCGCCGTGCGGAGTGTGAGAGTACGATCGCGGATCGTGAGTTCAAAGGTATCCAGTTGATCGTCGCTGAAATGAGAGAGCGTTTCGAGCAGATGCTCTCGCCCGTCAGCGAGGACCCGGCGGATCAACTCAACCGCTGGAAGATCGTCGTCCGGAGTGCTCCCGCCCCGGAAACGCGGCCAGAGTTCGATCAAGCTGGCCGGCTTTTCAGGCATCAATCGCTCGGTAGCAAAAAGCTCTTCGGTGATTCCGATGTGCATGAGTTGCCAAGCAATGTGCGCCCGGTCCAGTTCATCGGACCCGATGGCCCCATCTCGGTCACTGGCAACGAAATCACGGAACGGCTTTTGGTTGCTGAGCTTCAGGCGATGAGGACCAGGCTCGACCAGATCGAGACGCGCCTCTCCGCGCTCGAGACACGCGCCAGTCAGCAGGAAAGGCGGGGCTGATGATCAAAGGCTCATGCTGCCACCGACACGCCAAGGGCAAGCACCTTCGGGTGATCAAGCTGCCCCTGGGCAAGTATGGCGTCTGGAATTCCAGTTTGCCCGATCCTGGTGCAGCCGTTCCCTTTTGGGAAACACGCGTCGAGGCTGAGCAAGCGATAGTCAAGGCCTTCGCAGTGCCCGGCCCTCTCAAAGACGCTAGGCGCGAGCGCTAATGCCTTCGAAGCGTTTAGATATTTTGAACCCTGAAAAGATGCAGGAGTTTCTCAACCACGTTCGTGGTGGCATGGCGGTCATGAAAGCGGCCGAAAAGGTCAAGGTCTCCCACCAGACGCTCTACAACCGCCGTCGAGAGAACGAAGAATTTGCCGAGCAGTGGGAAGCCGCGCTGGTCGAAAGCGACAAGATCACCGTAGCCCGCCTCGAGCAGGAGGCCGACCGCCGCGCCATCGAGGGCTATGAAAAGCCGATCTACCAAGGCGGCGAGCTCGTCGGCTCAGAGCAGCGCTACAGCGATACCCTCCTGATGTTCCGCCTGAACGGGTTGGCGTCGGATAAGTACCGCCAGCGCACCGAGCACACCGTCCAGGGCGAGATCAACATCAACGTCACCGAGATGTACCGCGAGGCGGCCAAGGCTGCCGACGAGCTCCGCGCCAAGACCGAGCACAAGCGCTTGAATGGCAAGGGCAACGGGCGCGCCAACGGCAATGGGCATGCTCGCACCGGCTAGCCGTCCCGCGGTTCCGTCCAAGGAACTGCTGCTCACCATCCAAAAATTCCGATACGACCCTCTAGGCTTTGTGATGTTCGCCTTTCCCTGGGGCGTGGCGAATACCGCGCTGGAGGCCGAGCCTGGCCCCGATCACTGGCAAGTCGAGGTGCTCGACGCGATTGGGCAAGCGCTCGAGGAGGAGGCGGACAAGCCGCAGGATCTCCATCAAGCGGTACGGATCGCGGTCGGCTCCGGTCACGGCATCGGCAAGAGTACGCTCCTAGCCTGGGTAGTCCTTTGGTGGATGGCGACCCGGTGGGAAAGCTCCAACGTGATCACCGCCAACACGGCGACCCAGTTATCGACCAAGACCTGGCGCGAGCTCCGGCGCTGGCATGCGCTTTGCCGGCTGGGCGATTGGTTCGATATGCAGGCGACCTCAATCCGGCTCAAATGGGCCGAAACCTGCGTCACCGACGCCATTCCGTGGTCGAAAGATCGCCCGGAAGCGGTCGCTGGCACCCACGCGCCGCATGTGCTGCTTGGATTCGATGAGTCATCCGCGATCGAGGACATCGTGCGCGAGACCGTCGAAGGCGCTGGCCTCACTGGTGAGAAGCTTTGGCTATGCCTCGGCAACCGCACCCGCAACACCGGCTGGTACAACGAGGTATTCGGCAAACAGGCGCATCGGTGGCACACCTTCACGGTCGACAGCCGCGACGCGCGCAAGACCAAGAAGGCAGAGATCGCAGCGTGGCTGGAGGATTGGGGCGAGGATTCAGACTTCTTCAAGGTGCGCGTGCGCGGGTTGCCGCCGTCGCAGGCATCGACCCAGCTCATTCCGCTCGATCTGATCCAGGAAGCCCGCCAACGCCAGCCGAAGGTTCTCGACGCCCTGCCCCAGGTCATGGGTGTGGACGTGGCGCGGTTCGGCGACAATTTCTCCGTGATCTATCGCCGCTGCGGGATGGCGAGCCTGTCGATCGAGCGTCTCAAGTGGCTCGACGAGGAACAACTCGCCGACGAGATCATCGATCGATACGAGCGCTTCAAGCCCGATGCGGTGTTCATTGATGGGCATGGCATCGGCGCCTCGGTGTGGACGATCTGCAAGCATCGCGGATATCAGTTCATCTGCGCCACCGTTGGCGACGCGTCACGCACTGCAGCCCACGCCAACAAGCGGGCTGATTGCTATTTCGATCTGCGGCAATGGCTGAGAGACGGCGCCGGCTTGCCGGATGAGCAATGGTTGGCCGACGAGCTAGTGACGATCGAATACGGCTATTCGCGCCAGACGGACAAAATCCGCATCATGTCGAAGGAGGAGATGCGCTCGCTTGGCATCCCGAGCCCGGACGGTGCCGACGCCATCATGCTCACCTTCTACAGTCCTGTCGCCAAGCGAGATGACTTCCGGCGGATGATGCCGACGCCTGGGCGCATGCGGACCGCCCAGCACGACTGGAACGTACTGCAGTGAGGCTATGAGCTGCATCCCGCAATCGTCTGCTTTGATGGTGACGCCTCCTTCTGGCTGGCCCGGTTCCTTGATGAGCGCGTCAATCACGTATCGGTCGCGGTCGAGACCCGCCCGGGCGAGTTCGTGCACCTCACATGGACAATCAAGCGGCTTGCCGTGGCAGCCGGCGCCAAGTCGCGCTCGGACTTCCTGCAAGAGGTGGCGAGCGTTGGCGTTATCGCGGTCGAGTTTCCGATCCGTGACGCCTGGACGCCATCCCTACCGCCGTACACGTGCGTCACGCTCGTCAAGCATGTGCTAGGGCTTGGTCCCGGCTCGCTCCACATCATCACGCCGCAGCAGCTGCTGCGCTATCTGAGGAAGGTCAATGGGCGGTAGTGCGAAGAAGGTCGTCAAGCCACTGGCAGCGGCAGCGCTAGGCCCAGTCGCTGGCCCGTTGGCATTCCTGGGCGCCGACCTATTCGGACGCGCTACGGAGCAGCCAGACTTGCCGTCACCGCCGCCCGCGCCGGAAGCACCTGACGTCTCGGTCGAGAGTGGTGACACCGGGTCGGCCATTGCCGAACGGCAGCGGCTGGAGCGTAGGCGTCGCCGTGGTGCACAGACTCAAACGGTGATCGGCGGGCTTGGCGTCAATGCGCAGCCCGGCGTGGCGCGCACGGTGCTCGGCGGCGGGAGCGGCGTCTAGTGGAGCCGCGCGGGCTGGCGCATGAATGCCGCATGGAGGCGACCGCATTGCGCGCAGGCAATGCACCGGACCCAGAGGCGATTGCCGGCATCCTCGAGCAGTGCGCGACCACGCTAGAGGAGATGGACGGGGCAAACCGGGCCATCGAGTCATCGCTCGACGATATCGAGGCCCAAGCGCTGGGTGTCTATCGCCGTGCCAATACCGACGATGTCAATCCGCAGTCCCTTGCTTGGAACCTAGCGGAGTGCATCGTATCGCTCTGTACCTATCTGAAGAAGGAGAAATCCATTGCTTGACGCTGGCGAGCTGACTCACATCGCGTCGCGATTGCGGCAAAAGCGGCCGACACAGCTGGAGCGCAACGCCATAGCGAGCGCTCTTGACCAGATGGCCGCAAAGCTGGCGCCACCGCCGAAGCCTGCGCGGTCCAAGCCGACCTCGATCGAGGAAGCGGTCAAGCAGGCTGAAGACGCGCCGGTCGAAGAAAATGCCAGTCAAGACGTCTAAGCGCGCCGGCAAGTACCGCGTGGTCGAGGCTGCAACCGGCCGCATTGCCAAGAACAAGGGCGGTACCGCGGCCGATGGCGGCGGGCATGCGAGCTCCGGCAAGGCGCGGGCGCAGGTTGGTGCGATCAACACGCCGAAGAGTAAGAGGCAGCGTTGACCTACGCCCGCAAGGAGCAGATCGGCGACGCGGTGCTCTACCTCGGCGATTGTCTGGAGGTGATGCCGGGGCTGGGCAAGGTGGATGCGGTGGTCACAGACCCGCCTTATGGGATTTCCCATAAATCAAATGGGCATTGGTTTTTAAATGCTGAGCCAATTTTTGGCGATACCAATGACTCGGCGTATCATTGGTTAGAGAAATGTCCTTGCGTGATCGCGTTTTATTCTCCCTATCGGCCTCCGGCCATCAAATGGCGCTCAATTCTGGTTTGGGATAAAGGCCCCCATGTAGGAATAGGGGGCGATCGTGCGACGTGTTGGAAGCGTGACCATGAGTTGATTGGTGTA